AGGATGCCTTGGGGTAGTTCTAATTATTCTACCCAAATAAAAAATTATCCTGTTCAGGGATTTGCTACTGCAGATATTGTCCCCTTAGCTTGTCTTAATGCTTATGAGTTAATGAAAGAGAAGAAGGTAAAAAGCCTGTTAATCAATACTATTCACGACAGTATTGTAGCAGATATCTATCCGGGCGAAGAAGATGTCATGGCAGAAATACTAGCCAAATCAACAAGAGGTGTAAAAGATACAATGAAATCAATGTATAATATTGACTTTAATGTACCTCTTGATATTGAAGTAAAAATCGGTAGCGATTGGCTTGACATGACGGAAATAAACGTGTAACTTATCCACAACTATACAAGGAGGTCATATGAATGATGACTAATGAAATCTCAGTAAAAGAAATGTCCGATGCTCAAATTATGGCAGCGATTGGACAAACGGTTGATACAAACAAACCGATGTTATCCCGACTACAAATAAACAGGGATGCCGAGGATGATGATGGTAATAGATTACCTACGGGTCACTATTATGTTTATCACCCAGAATTAGAACAGAATATATATGGTGAGACAGTAGAGTTTAGACCCTTCTATACTGCTTATCAGTATATGGCATATAATCCTGCCGAGAAAAAATATACTTCTCGTTCTGTTATTTTTAGAAACTGGAAAGAAGATATTATTGATAGCACAGGAGGTACTCGATGTGGTAAACTGCCAGAGGCTCAAAGAGCAAGTCTGAATGATGCCGAAAGAGAACTTCAGAAAAATATTAAGTGTTATAAGATGACTTATGGCACAGTATCTTTCAAAGGTAAAAATGCTAAAGGTGAAGACGTTGATGTCGAAAACTTTCCTGTTCTATGGAGAAACACTGGAACTAACTATAACATAGTTAATGAAGCTTTCACTGGCTTAACTAATCTTGGTAAACCAATGTTTAAATATACTTTAACATTAGGTACAGAGAAAAGAAAAGCAGGGGCAGTTCGCTTCTTTGTTTCTACTTACAAAATCAACAAGGATAAAGAGTTAAACTTTAGTTCTGGTGATGAGAAAACTTTAGAAAGTTTCTTAACACTTATTAACTCTGAAAATAAAAGTGTCAGTACAATGCATGACAAAGCCACTGCTCAGGAAATTTCTGATGGTGACGATGCAAAGATTATTGAACAAATTGCTTAGCATTGAACTTACTTTTAATTAAAATCCAAGAACTGTTAGCCCGTTCCTCAAAGGAGCGGGTTGACGTACCAGACGATATCATTGAAGAGTTTGGTGAAGCTTGTAAACAGGCTTTTAAAAAACAATTTACCGAAGAAAGAGATAAGAACTTTTCTATTAGAATGTCTAGTATTGGTAAACCTTTATGCCAATTACAAATGGAAAAGCATAACACTTCTTCCGAAGACCCACCTTATAATTTTAAAATGAGAGTTTTATTTGGAGATTTAATTGAAGCTTCTGCTATTGCTATTATGAAAGCAGCAGGGATTAAAATACAATCAGAACAACAAGAAGTTCACAATGAGATTGCAGGAGTAAAAATCAAAGGCACATATGATGTGGAAATAGAAGATAAAATATTTGATATCAAGAGTGCTTCTCCTTGGGCATATGATAATAAATTTTCAAAAGGATTTAATAATGTAGAAGAAGATGATAGTTTTGGATATGTTGTTCAAGGTTCATTATATTCTGATTCTTCAGGTAAACCTTTTGGTGGTTGGATTGTTATTAATAAATCTACCGGGGAATGGCAAATCGTAGAAACACCTACATATAAAGAAGATTATAAAGTAAAAGCATTAAAGACTGCATCAGATAATATTGATGCTTTAGTTAATGATAAACCGTTTGAAAGATGTTTTGAGGATATTCCCGAAACATTTAATAAAGTAAGTACAGGCAACAGAGTACTAAGTAGTATCTGTTCTTTCTGTCCTTACAAAAAACCTTGTTGGGGTGAAGAACTACAGTATCTACCACAGCAACAATCAAAAGCAAAATCACCGAGATGGTTTTGGTATACTAAAGTAGTAAATCCTAAGGAGGAAAAGAATGACAACTAAAAGTAAAGATTTAGCATCACGTGGTCCAACAGTATATGTGACCCCTGTTCCAACAAAGGAAGGGGCATTTATGTGCAGTATTAAGAAGAATAAAAATCCTTCTGATGATGAAAAGACTTGTGAGATTATTGCGATGGGGATGATGAAAATGGCTTTGACTGACCCTCAATATGTTTATGATTTAGGCATGGAAGCCTTGGCAGAAGAAGAGATGATTGAAAATGATAAACCATTATTAAAAGGTAATGGTAATCATAATGATACAAACATCATTGATATTTTAGAGTATATTAAATTTAAAAATAATAGTGGTAAATTAAACTAATGAGTGAAGATAATTTCAATAACTCTGATGATAATAATATCAGAAAGAAGTTTGATTTAGATTTACAATATGGGAAGATGCGTGAAAAGAAACTTCACGATATGTTTTTTAAGAAAAAGTTTGAGATAAAGTCGGAGAGGGATTGGTGGCAAAAGACTGGTAACATTGCTATTGAAGTTCAATGTTATGATAAGCCAAGTGGGATATCAGTTACGAAAGCTGATTATTGGATGCACGTCTTAACAGACGGTGATGATGAATACTGCACTTTAGTGTTTAAAGTAAGCACAGTTAAAAAATTAGTAAAAAAGTATAAGAATAAAAATGTATTTGGTGGTGACCATAAAAAATCTAAGTTTGTTTTAGTACCGTTAAAAGAATTATTTGTGTTGGAGAACATAAAGAATGGATAAAATAAATCCCAATTACTATAAGAATAAACCGATAGAAACAATAGATGTAATCAGAAATGAATTAACATCTGATGAGTTTCGTGGTTATTTAAAAGGTCAGGTGTGGAAATATTTATCTAGGCACAGAGGAAAGAATGGTTTTGAAGATTTACAAAAAGCTAAGTGGTATATGGATTACTTGATTAAGTTTGAGCAAGAAATGGGAGAAGGTTCATTAGTTAAAAACTAGGAGGTAATATGACTAATATAAATTATATAATTACAGGTGAGCAAGTACAATTACTATTACGGTATTTATTTACTCGACCTTATGGTGAAGTTATTAAGATGATTGAAATACTAGGTCAATTGAGGGAACTAGATGAAAAGGTCAATGCGGACTTCATCTCAAAAAAACAAGGTAAGTAGTAACCTAGCTACTATTTACGTTACTTTAGATAAGAGTGGAGAGATTAAGCTAGATTTAGATTATATTAAACCTGCTCTTTTAATAGAAACATTTAAAAAGAAATTTCCTGATTATGAAAACTCCGTATTATTATCTTCTATTATTTACGATACTATATCTATTTATGAGGATTTATATGACAGGATTAAAAATACTATAACAATGAGTTAAACGTCTCGCATTTCCATACTCAAGGCTCTTGCCCTGTTAGGGGTTTGTCTATACCACCTGCTCGATAACATTTCGTTTGCCGCATCAGGGAAGTTACCCTCTTTTAAATATCTAATCATATTTTTAAATTTGGATACCCCGGCAAACCCCATTTGAAAAATCATTTCACATAGAATACCTTTAGCTTTTACAGGTATATCTAAATCATTTTCTATGCATAACTTTTCCATTAAGTTCCATGCTTTATCAAAATCTTCTTCAAAGATTCTATCCCACCCTTCTTTATCCTTAGGTGGTTCTTCACCGGGTAGCATCTTGTGACCATAGCCACCAGTTTTAAATCCTAGAGTATCAATATAGGTATCTAGTCTGTAACCTTCGTGCTGTTTTATTCTTTCTTTTAGTGCATCTTTAATTATGTCTGACATTATTCCTCCTACACTATTGAGTAATTTTTTTAGATTTTTCAAAGCTGCGTAATCCTGCCATGCCTAAGAGTGCAGTGACTAAAGGAAATAGTGTAGCCATATCTAACTCAGGTAATGGTGCGTGTTCTACACTAAATGCAGCTAGAATAAATACTAGAAATTGTTTTAATACATATTCCCAGAATATAGCTAATGCACAGGACATACCAATCAAAGGTCTCCATGACCTCTGCATGATACCCCCAATACCTGTAGCTGTAGATTTAGCATCAGCTAAATTAATATCCATTTGCTTAGAGTTAATTTGATTCTCTAACTCTTTTAATTTTACTTTTGCAGCAAGTTTTTCTTCTTCGGAAGTATGAACACTGTCGATTACTTTACCGACTGTGTCTACTAAACTCCCCCCTAATAATTTACTTAACATTTATGCTTCTACTCCTTGTAAAGTTTTATAATATTCTAACCATTGTTTTAAACTCCAACAGGTCATCTCCTGATACTCAATCTCTCTATTACCAAATTGATTTTGGATAGTTTGTTCCAATAGTCTTCCTTGTTTTTCTTTGAAAAGTAGACAAGTATTCTCGTCTATAAAATCTATGTATGTATATCTAAATAATTTAGGATTACTTTCCCCATTAAAAAATAAAATTAATATGAGAACATATTTCACTGATTACCTAACATTCTTTCAAGCATTTCTACTTCCTCTATAGCTTTTACACTTGAGGGTTTTTGTTTAAGCATTTTTTCAAGCTTATTGTTTTCCATATTTTTTAAACCATTTAAAAGTTTTTTATCTGCTTGTTTTTTTGTGTACCCTTCAGTAGCCATAAAGTCATAGTAAGATTGAGGTATATATTCTCCACCTGATGCTAAAAATGCAGATATAGCAAAAGCTACGTAAGCATCATCTGCTTTATCACTTTGGGTTTTATATCTACTATAATAAAATAATGATTTCATTCTTCTTGCTTCTTTTACACTAGTAGCTGTCAGTAATAATTTTTTCCACCAATCACCTATTTCTCTAGATGGATAGGCTCTCATATCTTTATTCATATCTAAATATATTGTTTTTTCATCTCCTTCAGGAGTTAAAAAACTAAAAAAAGATTTTCCTTGAGCAAGAGAATTATAATAAAGTTCCAAAGCACCATGAACTGAATTAGGTGCAGCAGCTTTTACAGGTGCAATTAAATCTTTTCCTGTAGCAATACCTTTTAAAAATTTATTACCTAATTTATAAAACTCTTTTCCTATACTTCCAATGTATTCAAATCCCGGAAAACTTATTAATTGGTCTGATGCTAATCCCGGTGCTGCTGTTGTCGTAGATATGTTAGTATTTATCGCAGCAGATACTCCACCAAATAAAGCAAAATCACTAAATCCTTGGTCCATTAAAAAAGTAGACATATTTCTTCTGTTTCCTCCAGTAGCAAAATTATGCATATTTATTAACTGGTCGACTGCACCTATACCCACAACACCAAGTAGTCCACTATACATAATCATACTAGCTACAAAACCTTGTAATCCAGAAATATTCCCTGTTTCTTTTGTTGTTTTTAAATATTCAACCATTTGTGCTAAATAATTATGTTGAAATGTTTTAAATAGACCTGCACTTTTTCCTATATATCCAAAACCTGTATTAGGTCCATATAGAAGAGGTCTTAATTCAGCATCATATTCTACCATTGCATTGTTAGCTTGGTATGCAGCATTTTTCATTGCTGATTTTGTGTCATAACCTGCTTTTTTAAAATGATTATAGAACATTAAACCCGCAATTGTACGAGAATACATTTCTATATGGGCTGCTATTTTTTTACCTGAGGCTATCTCTCCTGCTCTTGCCAATCCTTTTTTCTTTCCTTTTCTAGACAAAGTATCTTTAGTTCCTATTTGTATTTTACCTAAAAAATCTACACTATTAAATTCATCTAAAAACTTTGCACTAGATAGTCCACCTTCAGTTGCAAAATAGTTTATAACTTTCTTTGCTTCTTTACTCGGCAAGAACATATCCCTATAAGCTTGGAATAAAGATGTCCACGGACTTTCATTTGTTATACCTAAATCATTTAATCTTCTTAATCTAGGTATTACCATTTGATAAGGTTGTAAAAATGAAGCTGTCCCGAATCTTACGTTGTAAGCTAGTAGTTTAGATACTAAAGTAAATCTATTTACTCCATCAAAAAATTTAGCACCCCCTGAAAGCTTTAAATATTTTTGTGTTAGTTTGTCTATTGTTTGTGATGCTCTACTATTATCTTTACCGTAAGCATTATTAACAATAGCTTTAGATAATTCTACAGCATTAGGATATAAATTTTTTGCAATACCTTGATGAGTTAAAACAAAATTAACATCAGAATCAAATTTCATTCTTTCAATAGCTTGAGTAGCACCATCGAAGTATTGTATCTCTGCTCGATGAAATTCTTCTACATTTTTTATATCTGTTTTATAAGGATTAGTTCCTGCAAAACCTGTAACATATCTATCCCTTCTTCTTTTCATAAAGTGTTTAGGTAGATTTTTTAATAAGAAATTTCTATAAGCTGTATCTAATGCAGCAGTTGCTTGGGAATCATTTTTTACATAGTTAAGTACTTCTGAAAATTGATTTAATGCACGATTGTCAGTCGGTACATCTTTTTTGTTAAAACTATATTCATATTTGCTATTAGCTTCTTTTAATTTACCAATTAATTCTTTTGCCTGTCTAATATTTTCTACGCCATACGTTTGAACAACAACATCACCTTTTTTAGTTGTCTCTTTTGCATATACTCTATAATCTCCCGGAAAAGCATGGACCATAAAGTTAGGTAATTTATTAGGTATTTTAGTCTTAAGACCTGTTTCTTTTAGAGCAGCAATTAAATCACTATGTATAGAATTATAAGCTGCTCTTTTAGCTATCAAATGCTTCATTTGATTTTCATTTAGATTGTATTCTTTTTCTACTAGATGTAATTTTGCTTCACCGCTTTTGTTAAAAAAGTATTTCATTTTTGCTTTCTCAGATTTTTTAGCATTAATAAAATCAATGTATCTTTGTTCTATTTTTATCATTGCTTCCATAACACCAAAAGCTTCACGTCTAGTAATATTTTTTAAAGTTCCTTCATAAGAATTAGGGTCTGCTTTTATTCGTGCTGACTTCATTCCGGGAATAAAACTGAACCTAGTATTTACATCTCCTTCAAATTTATATTTAACATTATTATTTTTATCTGATTTTATTGTATCGTTAAAACGTAATGTAGCATTTATAGAAGATAGATTAATTCTATCAGCTACATATTTAGTCAGAGGATGACTCTTCATAAACTTAGGAGGTAGCACATACTTTCCAATTAAAGAACTAAAAGTATCATTGTCTATATCTTTATACTTTCTTCTTTTAGCACCCTTCTCTGTATAGAATAAATCTAAAAATACTTCTGATGGATTTCTAATATCCATTTTTTCTTTAGTGATTAAGTCAAAAAAAGGTTGCATTATTTTGTTATTTTTTATCATACCTTCAATTGCTTTATCATATTTGTCAGAAGTTTTTTGCAATTGTTGTACATCTTTTTCAGTAATACTTTTATTACCTTTTTCTAAAGCTGTTTTAGCAGAATTTAATTCTACTTTAATAGCATCAGACTTCTTTATATACTCTGCAATTTTCTTATTTTCTTTTTTAAAACTATCTTTCATCTTATCGAATTTAGCTAAGTAATCCGCTTCGTATTTTTTTTCTAATACTCCTTTTCTAAATTCATAAGTATCTTTAAAATCTGATTTTACTTCTTTTAATGTTCTACCTTCTAATCTTCCAAAGCCACCAAGCAATCCAAAAGTTACAGCACCTGATACTCTGTCATCAAAGCCACCTTCAGTAGAAAAGAAACCTAAAGTCCCTAGAGTAGTTACTCTACTATTTAAGTTTAAACCTTCCGTTCCTTTTAGTGCATTACCTAAAATTAAACCTTTAATACCTGCAATAGATGCATCACCAAATCCTTGGTCAGAAGCTGCTAATACATCAGTTGCAGCTAATCCCATTGATGTAGGATTAACTAGATTAAAATATTTATCGTTTAGTTTTTTAAGTTTTGTGGGAGTTATTTTAGATACAGGTTTTGCTAAAATACCTGCTGCCCTTGTTGCGGGAATATATTGGGCTACTGTACCGGGGGCTGCACCGATACCTTGATATATTTTATCAATAATTCTATCATCTGTTATACCCTTAGGAGCAACGTCATATGCTATGGTTTTTAAATATTTTTCTGCTTGTTCAAATAAATTTAAGTGGTCATTTGTATCGTCAGACATAAGAAGTTCTTCAGGACTCTTACTAGTCTGTCCTGTTAAAAAATTTTTAAATCTGTTTATGCCACCGGGGATATTTGATAAGAGATTATAGACACCTGATGACCATTGCATATAGCCATACTTCAAGCTTCTAATAGGTTTGAGTAAGCCTTCATCGGTAAAGGCATTAGATGAAAGAACATCATCTACTTCAGGAGTAAATACTTTCAAGTATTTTTGAGTTGGTACATTAGCAGTACCATTAGATAAATCATAGTATTCAGAGTGACCTTTACTAGCACTCTTCATTTTTTCTAATAATTCTTGTTTAGTAGGAGTATATAAATCATCTTTAGGTTCTCCTAAAGAGTTAGACATAATATTGAGTAATTTTTCTTTACCCATTTTAGAATAATCTATCTTTTTATTCTTTTGTAATTCATTAGACATACTATTGAGCAAGTCTTTTTTGCTCATTGTAGAGTAATCTAAATCAGTTTTATTTTCTGACATTTTACTGACTATTTATGTAGTTACCAAACTCGTTTGCTATATCTATATATTCTTGAGAGCCTTCCTCTGCGTTTTCTAATCTAATCATTAAATCTACTATTACAGGGTCTGCCATATCCCCTCCTCCTGCTACACCTGCTCCTGCAGGGTCTATAAATGGCTGTAATATATTATCTATCACATTTACATATTGATTTAATTGATTTATTAAATTTTGTTCATCTGATAAATTAGGGTCTGTTTTAAAGTTAGATAAAAATGCTTCATTAGATGCATAAGCTTTAAAAGATTCTATTAGTATATCTCTTTTAATATCTTTTTTATTTACTGCATCGTTATATAAATCAATTTCTGTAGGTTGAATAGCATAAGTTCCCGCCCTATCAGCTAATTCATTATCCATTAAATCTTGCTGATTAGCTGCTCTTCCTTCATTATTTAGAAGATAAACATTAATCGCTGCTGCCCTTGCTAATAAATCAGTTTTTTTATCTTCAATACTACCTCCCATAATTCCCGGAGCATATCCTATTTTTTCTACAGGAACTTTTAATTGTTGCTCTAGAACATCTACAGGAGTAGCACCTGCTAGTGCAGGATTTCCTTCTTTTAAAAATAAATCAGATGTACTATTTCCTAGTTTGTGTTTAGTACTTACATCTGTAATGTAGTTATTAATCGTATCTAAACCTGATTGATATACTTGAGATATTCTTTCTTCTCCTGATATATTATTACCTGCAATATAGTCTTGAGGTATTTGATTAGCATTATCCATAATCATTTTAGCTGCTTCATCTGTAGATAACGAAGTGTCTATATCTCCCCTATCAAAAAAATAATTAAATGCTGTTTGACCACCGTCAAACTTAGAAACTTTCTTATAAATATCAGCATACTTTTTAGTGTTATCATTTAATAGACTAAACTTTTCTTGTACTATAGGTCTTAAATCATCGAGAACTTGACCTCGTTCTTCTGCTATTCTATACATATTTTCAGTTGCTGCCTTTAATCCACCTGAAAAAAAACTAGTTACAAAATCAGCCATTATTCTATCTCCTCTTCTTTAGCCATTAAACTCATTGGCATAGGTTTCTTTTCTTGTTCCCCTTCTTCATCAGACATTTCTTCTTCTATCTTTTCCATTGCTTTACCAACTTCATTTCTAACTATCATTTCATCACCAACATTAGTTTTTCGTTTACGTTGCATGGTAATATACATTTCCTTAATACCTAAACGAGAACCTACTGCAGCAATTAATTTCATTAAAGGTTCGCCAATTAATATAGCTAAATCTACTGACCATTTACCTTCCGTAAACCCAGCAAATAAAATAACTCTAGCAATAGCTTCTACAGGGATACCTGCCTTTAACATACTTGCTAAGTTTTCTGCATTATCTTTTTGTGTAAATCTGTCCATAAGATACATCATTGCATCTTCTACTTTATTAATATTAGGGGAGTGTTCCCAAGGATAATTACCCGGAGTATCTGTTAAAGATTGTCCGGGAATAGGGGCATCAAAGGGATTATATCTAGCCATTATTGATACCTCGCAAATCTTTTCATAATCTCAGTCCACTCTGCTAAAAAGTTTTCGTAATCGGCAACAGCGGGAGAACTAATTTCTTCTGGGGCATCTAAAGCATAGGTTGGCATTTCACTTGTACCTAGTGATTCAGGTCTTGTTAAAAGACTAGGTTGGTCTGAACCCCCACCTGCTAATCTATTTTTTACCATTGTAGTTGCACCTGTCTTTA